GGTAGGCAACTTGACCACCTTCTGATTGCACATCGAGCAGGTTAAACGCCGCGCACCACTGACCACTGAGGGTTTGCCAGCCAATCCTCGCCCCACGGGCGGCAGCGTGTAACAGGCGGCTCATTTACATCCCCTCGTCGGCCAAGAACTCGGCCAAGATTAGATAAAACAATGGGTAGTCAGGCTCACCCTGCCGGGAATCAAAATACTCTGTAAATTCATTCGCGGCACTGTTTGCAAGAAAATGTTCCCAGCTTGAGTTGTACTTGGGGTCTTCAGCCATCTCCCGCAGCGCCGTGCTGATGTGGCCGTACTGGAGATGCTCGTCATCCGGGTGGATGCGAAAGTCGTCACCCTTGTAATCTGCGGTAGGAATGTACGCAGCATCTAACCAGCCGCCTCGATCATTAGTTTGTATCCTCGCTCCACGGGCGGCAGCAAATAACAGGCGGCTCATATCAAATACCCCGCAAAAAAGGACAGCGCCACTAGCGCCAGCAGCGCGAGGACAATTGCAACGGCGGTGTCGAGCCAGCCGTAGGCAAACAGGTTTTCTACTTCATCGTCTTTCATGTCCGATTCCCCCTACTAGGTAAGCCAAACGCATCCAAACTTCCTGCCCGTGGAACTTGCCGCATACTGTCGCCGTCACCGGAGCGGTACACTGGTCGTTGCCACAGGTCGTTCTCTGCGGCTTTGACTTCACCGGGCAGCTTCTGCCTCTCCACGTATTCCCCAAGCGTCTGCTTGGTCTTCTTCTGCAACTCGATAGCTGCGGGGCGCACCATGTGAGTAGGCGCTCGGTTTACTTTGATTTCATCCAAGATGCTCATAGCGGACTCTCTTCATGGTTTGCAGGGTTGAAAGGCATTGGCGGTACAGGCCGATTAGGCGGTAGTTCAGTTGGGAAGGGCCAGATGCTCATACTGCCTTTTCCGCGTCGGCTAAAAACTTCCGCAGGCGCTTGATTCGGGCATCTTCGTAGCTGACCACACTGCTGGCGTACTCCATTGCACTGTGTGCCTCAAGCCTATGCAGCTCAGCATCAGCCAGTTCAGCAGCGGCCATCTCAACGGGGGTCAGGCGTCGGGTCAGCCGTTTAAATTGTTGCGTTAGGTTCATGGTTGTCTTCCTTCTTTTAGTATCTCCATCCGTTCCCGGCTGGCGCGTAAGGTGCAGTAGCGTTGGTGAATACGCTCCAACATGGACACCCTACGGTGCTTCATTCTTTCCTCATCCAGCAAAACCAATAGTTCGGCCTCACTGTAATTTTGCAGTTCACTTTGAAATTTTCTCCAAGTCAGCAATTTTCTTCTCCAGTTCGGTGATATGGGCGGTCACCTTGTTATAGGCCCGACTCGCACTGTTGTGCGTCCGGGTGCGGATTGCAAGTTCGGCCTGTGCGGCCCTCAACTTAGCTTTGAGTTGGGTAAGTCTGTTCATGTAAATAAGTTTATCACAAGTAATTTGTTATTTGGAATCTTTCTTCAACATCATTCCTGATGCTGTGCCGGGATCAATCACAATCCAGCCGTTTTCATGGACTTCAATCAACTTAGCGTCCAGCAGGTTGCTGATGTATCGGGCGTTCTTACCATCAATCAAATTTCGGCGTGAACCGTCTGCCTTTGCGCCAGGAAAGTTTGAAATGCCATTCGCTACGGCGTAGTCGCGCATCACTGACTTGGTGAGGTAAGGTGCGCCGCCTCGCTCTTCTGCTCCTGATGACCACCAGGCTTTCTCAAAATCTGCAAACCCCAGCGACTTATCCTTTTGCTTGGACTCAGGCACTTCACCCTTAACCACCACGGCACTGGTGACCGCCTCGCCATCTTCATCAAACCAGCCGGGTATTGCCACCGGTTCCAAATCAACATAAACCGGCGCTGCCATTTCGGCGTCTTTGCTCTTGCGCTGGACGATCTCAATGGACTTGTCACCCTTGGCGGGAATGACGCTGATCTCAATGTCCAATGCGCCACGCCAAGCGGATGAACCTCGCGCCCGGTGCTGTGCCTCTTCTGACACACCTGTGTGGTGAACCAGAATGACGGTGCAGCCAAACTCTTGCATGAGTGCAGCGCAGGCATCCAGCATGGTCTTGGCGTCTTGGGCTGAGTTTTCATCACCGGCCATGAATCGGTGCAGGGTGTCCACCGTGATCACATCAGGCTTGATCTTGAGCGCCCGTATGGCCTCAACAACCTTCAGATAGCCCTCGGCGGTGTTAAGGTCAAGCCCCGACTTGCTGACCCACATATTGAGGTTGCTGACGTTGTTGTGGTGCTTCCAGGCTGCAATGCGTGAGCGCAGGCCGTGATGGCCTTCACCGGCTAAGTACACCATGTTGCCGGGTCTGACCTTGTGACCAAACCAAGTGGCTTTTCCACTGGCAATGTGCAGCATCCAGTCCAGCGTCACAAATGTTTTACCGCCACCGCTGGGGCCATGCACCATGACTAGCGCCTTATCCTGTATCCAGTGCTTTACAAGCCACGAGATAGGCGCTGGCTGCGCTGAAAAGCCGTCGGCATGGATAAGGTAGTCTGTTGCCACAACGGGCTTAAGCAACAAAGCCAAGTCATGCCCCGCTTGGACGTAATCATTGGCGTCACCCAGCACTGGCGGTGTTGTCATGCGTACCCCAAACTTTGCGCTGGCCTGTTCGGCGTAACGCTGCCCCACTCCACTAGCGTCATGGTCGGCCACTATGCAAATGTCCAGCGTCGGATGGCCTTCCTTCAGGATCCCGGTCACCGGCACCAGGTTGGACGCGCTGTAAGCCACCGCGCAGGGCTGGCCTGTCACCTCGGCTATGGTGGCGGCTGTCGCAAAGCCCTCGGCAATGTAGAGTGTGGTGGCGTCATCCATGCTGCCGACCAGCCAGTACATCGAGCCGGTCTGTCCACCGGGGTGATATAGCTTTCCACCGGCATGGTCAATGTACTGGATGCTCGAGAGTTCGCCGTCTGAGTTGTACAGCGGAACCATCAGCCTGCCGTCACCCGTAATCCGTGCGCCATGCGTCTTGATGCCCTTGCGCTGTAGGTAAGGATGCTCTGCGCTTGCTGCCCCTGCCTGCGACCAGATGAGATCGACGGTGTTGGCGGCAACCTCACGCGCCTTTTTCACCTCGGCATCACGCTGGGTCTTAGCCTCTGCCAATCGCCGGGACTGCGCCATTTCCTCCACGGGCGTCAAGCTGCGGCCAATGTCTGCTTTCCAACTGGATTCAAACCCTGACCTCCAGCAGCCAAAGCGCCCTGCCGGTACACCATCAGAGAAGGCAACGTACCAACCCGGCTTGTCGTGACCCTTTTCGCCCTTGGTGCCACTGTTAAAGCGGTGCAACTTGCCGTCAAGGTGGATGGTGTCTGGTGGCTTTAGCCCTGCGGCCAACATGGCATCTTTTAGCTGATCCTCTGGTGAGTTGATAGGTTTTTGAGGGGGCGGCGACCAAGGGCCACCGAGGATATTTGAGAGGTCTGCCATTTATTTTCAATCTTTCGTCATAAAGTTGTTGACACTGTAGCATGAACTTGTGTTAGACTGCAAGCACGTTACGAACTGAGTCCAGACGGTAACGCAAACTGAAGGAGAGCCAAATGGCTATTTCGTTGAAACGCACCAGCGGCCTTAGTGCCAGCGGTGTCAAGCTGCTTGTCTACGGGCAAGCAGGGGCTGGCAAGACCAGCTTGATCAAGACTTTACCGCATCCAGTGGTACTGTCTGCTGAAGGTGGTTTGCTGTCTATCCAAGACGCTGACTTACCGTTCATTGAGATAACCTCAATGCAAGACTTACGCGAGGCTTACAGTTGGGTGTTGGAGTCTGAGTACAAGTCAGTGGCGCTGGACAGCATCTCCGAGATTGCTGAAGTCTGTCTCAACACTGAGAAGAAGATCAACAAAGACCCTCGCGCTGCTTACGGCAGTATGCAGGAACAGATGGCCGACATCATCCGCGCCTTCCGAGACATTCCCGGACGCCATGTCCTGATGACCGCCAAGCTGGAGAAGACGCAGGACGAAATGGGCCGAGTGCTGTACTCGCCCTCGATGCCGGGTAACAAGACCGGTCAGGCTTTGCCTTACTTCTTTGATGAGGTGCTGGCGCTGCGGGTCGAGAAGGATGCCGAGGGCAATACGCAACGCGCCCTGATGTGCGACTCTGACGGCCTGTGGCTTGCCAAGGATCGTAGCGGCAAGCTGGGTGGCTGGGAAGCGCCTGACCTTGGCGAGATCATCAACAAGATTGGCGGTGCAGCATGAGCAAGCCTTCAGTCGGAATGATTGCCATGTGGGTGGGTGAATTGTCCTCCAATATGGAACACATGAAAAGCATGGCTATTCACCAGATGGATGACGCTCAATTGGATGAGTTCGCCAAGTATGTGCGTGATGCTAATTACGCTCTTGCTTCTCTTACCAAGTACGTCAAAGATGAACAGGAACAACCATGAGCACCTTATATCAACGCTGGCTTGATGCCAAGAAACTTGAAACCGCTGCCGTAGCCGAGCGCCGGGAACTGGAAGACCTGATGGTCGAGACGTTCGCCATCCCCAAGGACTTGGATGGCACCGTCAAACACGCCATTGACGGTTACGTCATTAAGACTGAGGGCCGAATTAACAAGAAGATCGACGTTGACAAGCTGCAAATCTTGGCCGCTGAAGCCGGTCTGTCTGAACACCTGTCCAGCCTTTTTCGCTGGAAGCCCGAAATCAATGCAAAGGCATGGGGAGCGGCTGCTGATGCCGTAACCCAGCCCTTGCTTGGTGCCATCACGTCCACCCCTGGACGCCCAACTTTTTCAATCACTAAGGATTAATCATGGCTTTCCTCGACGAAGAATTTAGCATTGACACCCTGCCCGTTGGCAACACTGGAAACTTTGAGCCACTGCCCGAAGGTTGGTATAACGCGACTATTACGGGCGCTGAAGTCAAGGCTACCAAGGCAGGCGACGGCAAGTACATTGCCGCCAAGTACACCATCACCGGCCCGTCGCATCAGGGTCGCGTGGTATTCGGCAATCTCAACATCAAGAACGCCAGCACCAAGGCCGAGGAGATTGGCAGGCAACAGCTTGGCGAGATTATGCGAGCCATTGGCTTGGCAAAGGTGACTGACACCGACCAACTGATCGGCGGTAACCTGGGCATCAAGCTGGTGGTCAAGACGGGCGAGTACGCCGGGAATGAGATCAAGGGCTACAAATCTCTTGGCGGCGTGACGCCGGCTGCTGTATCCCCGTTTAAGCCTGTTGGGCCTGCTACTGGTGTTGCACCGGCTAAGTCTGCGCCACCTTGGGCTAAAAAATAAGCAAAAAAAGACCCCGCTTTTAACGGCGGGGTCAACATGAGCAACAACTAACAGGAGAAAACACCGTGCAAATACCAGAGCCAGAGATTACCATAACTTCCCTGATCGATGCCGCCCATCAGGACAGAATTGAGAAGCCCCGCGCTCACATGGGGTGTAGTACGCTGGGCCACCATTGTGAACGCTGGCTTTGGCTGTCATTCCGCTGGGCGGTGGTTGAGAAGTTCCAAGGCAGGATCTTGCGACTGTTCAGGCGCGGCTTTAATGAGGAGGCCACCATCATCAGTGACCTACGCGCTATTGGCATGAGCGTGACCGGAACCCAACGCCGGGTTGACTTTGGCAGTCACGTTAGCGGGAGCCTGGACGGTATTGGTAAGGGTGTATTTGGTGCGCCTAAGACTGAACACGTTTTGGAGTTTAAGACCCACAGTCTCAAGTCATTCAACGACTTGGAAAAAAACGGCGTGGCAAAGAGTAAGCCCATGCATTTCACGCAATGTCAGGTCTATATGCACGGCACTGAACTGAAACGCGCCTTGTATGTTGCCGTCTGCAAAGATGATGACCGAATTTACACCGAGCGCCTAGAGTATGACCGAGACCATGCTATTAAGGCCATCGACAAGGGCCAGCGGCTGGCGCTGACCGACCGCCTGCCACCACCTATCAGCACCGACCCAACGTGGTTTGAATGCAAGATGTGCGCGGGGCATGATTTCTGCCACGGCAGCAAGACCACAAAGCAGGTCAATTGCCGTACCTGCGCCCACATCACGCCATTGTCTGACAGCACTTGGCACTGCGCCAAGTGGGACGCCATTGTGCCGCTAGATGCCCAGCATACCGGCTGCGAAAGCCACGTTATCCACCCTGACCTTGTGCCTTGGAAACGCCTAGAGGGGCCAAGCGACTGGGTTGCAGTCTATGAGATTGACGGGCAAAGCATTGCCAACGGTGAGCCTGGTGAGGGCGTGTATGGCAGCAAAGAATTGTTGGCTAATGCCAAGGCTTGCGTGGCTGCTGATCCGATGGTTATGGCGTTGCGGAAGGAATGGGATGGCCGGATATGTTGAGAGAATACCAACAACGCACCATCGACCAACTCTACGCTTGGTTCGAGGCTGGCAATAAGGGTAACCCCTGCCTGGTGCTGCCCACCGGGTCAGGCAAGAGCCACATCATTGCCGCCTTGTGCAAGGACGCGCTGCAATCTTGGCCGGAGACGCGCATTCTTATGTTAACCCATGTCCGAGAACTAATTGAGCAGAACGCCGACAAGATGCGCCAGCACTGGCCGAACGCACCAATGGGAATCTACAGCGCCGGGCTGCGTAAAAAGGAATTGGGCGAACCGATAACCTTTGCAGGCATCCAGTCGGTGCGAACCAAGGCCAAGGAAATAGGCCATGTTGACCTGGTTATCATTGACGAGGCTCACCTGGTGAGCCACAAGGATGAGGGCGGGTATCGAAGCCTGCTGGCCGAACTGAGCGCCATAAACCCGAACCTGCGGATTGTGGGCCTGACCGCCAGCCCGTACAGGTTGGGCCACGGGTACATCACCGATGCGCCTGCTATATTCGATGCCCTGATTAATCCAACAAGCATTGAAGAACTCATTCACAAGGGGTTTTTGTCTACCCTGAGAAGCAAACTGACCACCACCAAACTGGAAGTGGACGGGGTGCATAAGCGTGGCGGGGAGTACATCGAATCGGAACTGCAAGCCGCAGTGGACACCAGTGACAAGAACCGCATGGTGGCCGCTGAGATAGTGCGCCTGGGGTTTGAGCGCAAGTCTTGGCTGGTGTTTTGCGCCGGGGTTGCTCATGCCCAACACATTGCCACCGCATTGCAGGCGCAAGGCATCAATACCGAATGCGTGACGGGCGAGACACCGAGCGCCGAGCGTGACCGTATCCTGACCGACTTCAAGGCAGGGCGCATTCGGGCGTTAACTAATGCCAATGTACTGACCACCGGCTTTGACGCGCCTGGAATC